GATTACATTGCGTCATTTCATCAGGGTGGCGACACTTGGGTGAAGGCACAACAAAACTTCAAGGATTACAACGCATATCACAATGCGCCATCGGTTAAAAGTGCAAGCGGCGATGAATTTTTAACATCCGTCCCTGGGTTGCTGAGCCAAGTGGAGTTGGGACCGGTGTTTCAGGATCTAAATTTCATGCGTCCAGTTGTTGCCGCTCTGGGTGCACGTGCAATGCCATCGACACCATCAGCAACTTTCAACCGTCCAACAATTACAACGCACACAACTGCAGCATCACAAACCGAAGGTGCAGCCGCGTCAGCAACCACAATGGTTGTTGCAAACAACACGGTTACAAAAAAGACATTTGCTGCATACCAAAACATCAGCTACCAGACCATTGACTTCACAGACCCAGCAGCACTACAAATCGTCATCAACGACATGCTTGGCGAATACATGGTTGCAACCGACAACGAAGCAGCAGACAACTTGTTGACCGCTGCTACATCGGCAGGCGTTTGGGACTTGTCAGTGACCGACTTGTTGAAGTCAATTTATGACGCAGCAATTGTGACATTGAACGCAACAAACTATTTGCCAACGCACATGTTTGTTAGCCCAGACACATGGGGCGCCATTCAACAGCTCGTCGACACCGCTGGCCGACCAATTTTTGGTTATGTCAATGGCCCTGGACTTGCTGGGCAAAACACACTTGGTCAAGCATCGGTTACTTCATGGACTAACACCGGCCCACTTGGTTTGCAAATGGTTGTAGACAACAACTTCAGCACCAAGACAATGGTCATTATGAAAGACATCGGCTTTGAAATTTATGAGGAACAGAAAGGCATTTTGTCTGTTGACAATCCGTCTACTTTGACTCGCGGAATTAGCACACACGGCTACTTCTGCACATTCAAAGCAAACGCCAACATGATTCAAAAAATCACACAGGCCTAGTCGAGAGGCGGCGTAACCGCCATGTCGTATTACACCACAGCGAGTAAGCAACTGATTTCTAACTACGCGTGCATCAGCACGTTAGAACCAACAGAAATTACCATTGGCGAAAACATCACTGTTAGCGCTTTGGGTGCGCCGTTCAACGGAACATTCAAAGTACTTGACATGCCCCAATACGAATTCACTGGCGTTGACTCAACTACAGGCGAATTTCAATTTGATGTCAATGTGCCAAGACCCAACCAAATCATTTATGCGGCTACCGGGTCAAATGTTGAATTTGTTGTTACTTACGACGGGTCAGTGGAATACACGCAAACCTGCACGTGGATTACCGTTGCCGCTTTAATTACATATCTGGGCGTCACTATTACAAACCCGTCAGACGATTACACGCTGGCCACACAAGCCACAAACGCAGCAAATTTATTTTGTTATCGTCGCAGGCAAGAGTCTTCCTACCACGACGCTTTGAGCACATCGCCCGGCGCTGATGCCACACTCGGAACCCTGATGTATGGCGCAGCACTGTGGCGTAGTCGAGGGTCAATAGAAACCGCGTTTGCAGCGTTTGACACAATGGGCACACCAACCCAGCAATCGTTGACACCGATAGTTAAGCAATTGTTGGGCATCCCTCGACCAGCGGTTGCTTAATGGCTTACACCGATTTACTCAACGAAACCATTGACGATGTAGCTGCCACATTGGCGGCGGTGTCTGGTATCCGTTGCGTAACCGACCCAACGAAATTGGTGCCAAATTGTGTGTTTATCCTTGCACCAAGTTTTACAACATATGCTGGTAACGGCAACATTGTGACAATGGATTTCCCAATCAAAGTTGTTGGTTCTGGGCCTGCAGGGTTGCCAGTGTTGCGCGAAATCTTAAACATTGTGGCGTTGGTGCTGGCATCATCGGTCATCGTGCTATCCGGTCAGCCCGGTTCATTAGACATCGGTGGGGCGTCATATCCGTGTTACGACTTAACAGTGAAAGTGCAGGCACAAACCGCATGACATATACAATCGCATCCAGCAAACTAGGCGTAATTGGTGAACCCTTTATACCTGCAGACGGCATTAACGTGGCAGCATTGCTTGAAGGCGGTTTCATCGTTGAGCAATCCACACCTAAAGCCAAAAAACCTGCTAAAACTAGTACAGACACCAACGAGGAGATTTAACCCACATGGCCACTAGCACTTATCTATCCAACCCACTAGTAACAGTCAACGCAGTTGACTTGACCGACCAGTGCAGCTCTGCCAATTTGACCCGTGTTATCGAGGCGCTAGAAAGCACATCGTTTGGTTTGACCGCACGCGTTTATGTCGGCGGACTTGAAAACAGCACATTGACATTGACGATGTACAACAGTTTTGCCGCATCAGAAACTTACGCCACGCTCAAAGCTTTGGTTGGCACGCAAACAAACGTGACCATTAAACCAACCAGCGCCGCTACCAGCGCAACAAATCCAATTTCAACTTTGACTGGTTGTTACTTGGAAACTTTGCCAATTGTCAATGCTGCATTAGGCGCTTTGGACACAATTGACATCACGTTTACTGGTGGCGTTTACAGCGTTGCAGTAGCATAATCATCGCCGGCAACGGCCCGACACGAAAGCAGGCAATATGCGTATCAAATTAAAACTGGTTCGCACCGTAGGTGCAGAGCCCGAATATCTTTACACCACGTTGTTTAGTACAGCGCTGTGGGAAGAAAAGTTTAACAAAAAACCAATGGACGCAGAGCAATCTGGTTGGCGTGATTGGTCATTTTGGGCGTACACATTGCTCAAAGTCAAAGGCGAAAAATTGCCCGATGACTTTATGAAATGGCTAGAGGAAAACCCAGAAATGACAGTGTTGCCAGAAGCGGACATGACAAACCCAAACCCTACGGACGCGGCACCTATCGACGGCAACTAGCCGAAGTTTGTGCCGCAACAGGTTTCTGGCCTGAACAACAAATACCGTTTGGCGCGCGCGACTTGCTCACAGTGATTACAGTTATAAACGAGCAACGAAAGCGGTAACAATGTCTTTATCAGCAACAATTGAAGTGGCAGGCGTTAAGGACACTATTAACGCGTTGCGTGCCATTGACCCATCGTTGCAAAAAGAATTTAAAGCCGATGCTATTTCTATTGCTCAACCAGCTGTGACCGCCGCACAAGCGGTTTATACGCAAGTGCCGTTATCTGGTATGCAATACAAGTGGTCTAGTCGAGGCCGTCAACTATTCCCGTTTACCGTTGACAAAGCCATTAAAGGTGTGCGCGTAAAGTTTGACAGCCGGCGCAACGCTGTAGGCGTAATTTTGATTGAGCAAAAAGACCCGGCTGCAGCAATTTTTGAAACCGCTGGTCGAGGCAACGCAAACCGTTTAGGCGACTCTCTGGGTTTCGTTGGAGCTGGTCGTACACGTTTAATTGGGCCTGCCGTTTACAAAGCGCGTCGCGGAATTGAACAAGCAATGGTTGCAATGATTACAAAAACTCAAACAGAGATACAAGGCGGTTTGCGCTAATGGGTCTGTCAATACCAATCGTTGCAGAGTACGACGGTAAAGCGGTCGACAAAGCAATTAAGCAATTTGGGCAATTAGAGGGCGCTAGCGCTAAAACAGCGTTTGCTCTTAAAAAAGCGGCGTTGCCTGCAGCTGCCGCAATTGGTGGCATTGGCATTGCTTTGTTTGATGCAACTAAATCAGCGATGGAAGATGAAGCCGCACAGGTGCAGTTGGCATTGGCGTTGCAAAATGTGACAGGTGCTAGCGATGCCCAGATTGCGTCTAGCGAAAAGTTTATTACTCAAATGTCATTGGCTAGCGGTGTTGCAGATGATGAGTTACGCCCGGCATTAGCCAGTTTGGTGCGTGGTACTAAAGACGTTGAGACAGCGCAATCCGCGTTGACATTGGCGCAGGATATTGCTACGGGGTCTAACAAGTCACTGGCGGAAGTTTCTGATGCGTTGGCTAAAGCGTATGGCGGCAACATGAAGGGCTTGCAAGCGTTGTCGCCAGAGATTAAAGCGATGATTAAAGATGGCGCGTCACTTGATGACGTGATGAACGTTTTAGGCGGCTCATTTGGTGGAGCGTCAGACGCGGCAGCTGCAACCGCTGAAGGCGGCATGAAGCGTTTAGGCATTGCCGTATCGGAAACTAAAGAGTCAATCGGCGCAGCGCTTATTCCAATAGTCGAGGCAGCGCTACCAGTGCTCATTAAGTTTGGTAGTTGGGCACAAGAAAACACTAAAACGCTGTTAATCATTATTGGCGTTATCGGTGGCGTGTCTGCAGCCGTGCTGTTGTTTAACACGGTTGTCGGCATTGCCACATTGGTAAACACCGTGTTTGCATTAAGTTTGACGGCCGCGCAATTAGCAATGGTTGGGTTTGCCACGTTGGGCATTGGGCTTGTTATTGCTGCACTTGTCGCATTGTATTTTAAGTTTGACATTGTGCGTAAAGTTGTTGACACAGTGATTGACGGCATTGTGACTGGCACAAAGTTTGCGTTTGACGTGTTGAGCAATTATTTTACGGCCGTGTTAGGTATCTACAAAAGCATTTTTAACGGCATCGCTAAACTGTGGAATAACACGATAGGCAAATTATCGTTTGAGTTTCCAACGTGGGTTCCGGGTCTGGGCGGTCGTGGGTTTAGCGTGCCAAACATCCCGTACCTAGCCGAAGGCGGCATTGTCACTGGCCCAACATTGGCAATGATTGGCGAAAACGGCCCAGAGGCAGTCATCCCATTAAACGGCAGTAACGGTGGCATGGGCGGCGGTGTAACAATAAACATTACGGGCGGTATTTCATCGGCAGTCGATATTGGTCGCAGTGTGGTTGACGCATTGACGCAATACACACAAGTTTACGGGCCACTCAATTTGGCGATTAGATAATGGCTGGTTCAACCGTCATAACTGGCGGCACTTATTTGCTGGAATTGTCTACGGGTTACGACTCGTCAGCGTTCTACTTAGATGACTCAACATTGAACGGCACAGCTGTGCTTGATGGCGACGGCACCGATTATGTGGACATTACGCCCGTTGTACAGAACATTGGTATTAGTCGAGGGCGACACAAACCGTTAGACGTGTTTGGGCCCGGCACGATGTCTGTCAGTATTAGCGTGCCAAACACCAACCGTGCCTATGACCCGTTAAATACATCCAGCGCGTACTACAACCAGTTAACCGAACAGCCAGGATTAGCGCCGTTGCGTCAAATCCGTTTAAGCCGTAACGGCGAATACTTGTTTACTGGTCGAGTGACAACTTATAACCAGCAATACAACATGGGCGGTTTGACCAGTTACCAGATATTTGCTGCCGACGACATTTACGTGCTGTCACAAGGCAGTTTGCCCACTACGGCCACCAGTAGCCAAACCTCGTCAGCACGCATTACAGCCGTTTTAACAGCCGCAGCGTACACAGGCACCACATCCCTTACAGCGAGCCCAACAGCGACGTTAGGGGCTTACAGCATCACTAGTGGCACAAACGTGAACGCCTATCTAAACCGCATCCAACAAGCCGAGCAGGGCCGCATTTTTTGTAGTCGCACCAACGTGCTGACAGCCCAACCGCGTATCGGCACCACACTGGCCGCACCTACCGTGACGTTTAACGACACCAATACCGCTACGCCTTACGACAACATTGTGGTGGAATTTGACCAGCAATCGGTAATTAACAACAGCAACATCACTATTGAGTCTGGCGGCACTTTACAAAACGCCAGCGATACAGACTCAATTAGCCAGTATTTTAAGCAAACTGAAGCGATTACAGACAGTTTGTTATCGAGCGACGCGCAAGCTGCCACACTGGCCAGTTATTTGCTTTATCCGATACCTAAACCGCGTTTCACCAACGTGTCAACCACATTTGCCAGTTTGACCGATGCCCAAAAAACGGCGTTGGCGCCCATAGAAATTGGCCAGACCGTTACTATCACCAAGTCGTTTGCCAGCGGTACGCCCACCACCGTGACACAGGATTTATCAGTCGAAGGCATCGACCACGTTATTGACATGAATACCGGGCACCGCATGAGCTTGTGGACATCACCAACAATCATTCTTAATGACTTCATTTTGGATGACATTACGTTTGGTGTGCTATCTACCACCAACGCGCTGGCATAGGATAAAGTACGACTATGGCAAATACGCAGACCACCGTTCCACTGTTTGTAGCCAATCAAGTTTTGACGGCAGCACAGCAAAACGCTAGTGCCGGCACAGGCGTACCAGTATTTGCTACAACCGTGACCAGAGATGCGGCGTTTGGTGGCAGCAACAAAGCGTTGGCAGAGGGCCAACTTTGTTACATTGAGGCCAGCGACATTGTGCAGTATTACACGGGCGCAGCGTGGGCTACTGTTGGCCCTGCATCTGGTGGTCTTGCATTAGTTACAGCCGAAACAGCGTTTACAACTGCCGCATCAGTAAGTTTGGCTGCTAGCACTTTTACATCTACTTACAGAAATTACCGCGTTATTTTTCAGTTGTCTGCGGCATCAACAACTTTGACAATTACCAGTCGCTTGCGCGCTAGCGGTACAGACAGCTCGTCGGCTCTATATAACCAAATGTCTACTGGATTAACTCAAACTGCTGCTGCATCAAACAGAGCCGAATCCAACGCCTCATCATGGACTATGCAACCAACTTTTACTACTGGATATTGGGGTCTTGTTTTGGATGTACTTAACCCAGTTGCGGCAACAGTCACGCAAATACAAGGACAACTCACAGCCGATGACGCTGCAACTTTTGTTGGTCGCAGTGTAAACGGTATTTACAACGCAACAACATCATACGATGCAATGAGTTTCATTGCCTCAACAGGAACAATTACAGGAACATACGCAGTATATGGATACTCAAAATGAGCACTGAATACATCATCAACGATGGCGGCGTAAACCGACCAATGACAGAAAAAGAAACCGCAGAGTATTTAGAATTGTGCGCAACTATTCCAACGCCGTTAAACAAGTCAGCACAAGTTAAAGCCGACACCGACAAAGCCAACGCTCGACAAGCCGTCTTAGACCGTTTAGGAATAACAGCCGATGAAGCCGCGCTACTACTTGGCTAGCGTCATGCTTGCACTTGTCCTGACCGCCTGCGAAACGACACGCGTTAACGCACCACATAAAACACGCAACAGCGCATTGACACGATGCTCGACCATCACCCAATGCGAACGAGTCAGCAATGGCTAAAGACCGTTCAGAAATTGACTACCTACACGCACGCATGATTGTGTTTGTCGCGTGCACAATCGCAATAACATTTGCTGTCACCGTCATTGGCTTTGTTTACTTTTTAGGGTTTGTTGACCAACCAGTAGAACAATCACCAAATGACGCAGCATTTATAGATTTACTAAAAACATTGTCAATCTTTATGACCGGCACATTGTCTGGTCTAGTTGCCGCCAACGGCCTTAAACGAAAACCTGATGATGGCAGTACTACCAGCCAACCCTAAAGTCATTGGGTCTAAGCCGTACACAGGCAACAGCGATGGCGCTGCCGCTGGCCCACGTGCCGGCATAAATGAATGGATTAGGCAAGCCATCAAACATGGTGCAGGCGCGTTTTGGAATAACGGCAGTTGGGGCGTGCGCGACATGCGCGGCAATCCCGGCTCATTATCTGTACATGCCACTGGTCGAGCCGTTGACTTGTCATACAGGCCGTCAGAGCAACACGCAGACGCAAACCGTAAAGGCACTATTGCGTTTATTAACATTGTGTTAGCCAACGCAAACGAGTTAGGTGTTGAGTGCGTGCTGGATTATTTCCCAAAAGCATTTGGGCGCGGCTGGCGTTGCGACCGTCAAGCGTGGAAGTCATACAGCAAGCCAGAAATACACAGTGCGCCCGGTGGCGATTGGTTGCACGTGGAGATAAACCCACAGATGGCAGACCAGCCAAACCTTGTAAAACAAGCGTTTCAGAGAGTATTCACCGAATTGCCACACTGATGCTCTAGGGTCGAAGTACCGACGATTGGAGACAACATGGCAGACGCCAAAACTTATGTGTACGAGGTTTACACCACACATTTAGACAGCAACCAGATGGTGCTTGTGCAGATATTTCGTGACCCTGAAACAGATGCCGTGCTACATGCACAAATTGCGTTTAAAGATG